GCCACCGGCCAAAATCGTCTTGTTGCCAAGTTAGCCGGCGGCGACGACGAATGACTGGAGCGCGCAAAATAGCGGTGCCGAATGTCACTAAATCCCAATCCAGCGCTTGAGCTAGTGACGACTTGAAGCCGGACTCATCGAGATAGTCCTCAATGACCTTACTCATCGCCTCAGCGCCAGCGCGCGCCTCTTTCTCGATCTTCTGCTTGGCGGCGGCCTTGGCTTGTTCTGCCGCCTCTTCCAACATCGAAGGTAATGCGTCCTGGTCGAGAGCTACTCCCATCAAGATTTGCTGTTCGATGCTAGCGAGCGCTTGCTGTTGCGCCTGTTGCTCGATCATGGCTATTTGTTCGGGCGGAAGGTCTGGAACCGGCGTAGGATCGAGCCCCCACGGCCGATCAAAACTCAGCACATCCCGCACCCAAGCAGCGGCTGCGGCGCATTTCATGTCCGTCAGCTTGACGAACACCTCGGACCCGCCGAACTTGCGGATTTCCGTGAGCTTCTCTGGCGAGTATTCGCCGACCCGCTGGCGAAGTGCTGCCAACATCTTTCTCTCGATCTCGACCTTGGCGGTCTTCGCCATTTCCCATCGCGTGCGAATATGCGCGGCAAGCGACGAAACGACCGCTTCTCGATTGATCGTCTCTTCATCCTCGCGCTTTCGTTCGTTGTCGAGCAATTCAGCGCCAGAGACGACCGGAACCGTCGAGCCGAAGCCTCCCACCGGGATTGGCTGGGCCGCTGGAGAGCCGACGGGAGAGAATGTGGACGGAGGGGATGGCAGCATGGACTAGGTCCAGCCTGCTGCTGCAAGCGGTTGCTGGGCAATTACGCGACGCTCTGATGTCTCCCCATCTCTTACATGAGAGCAGATGTATTGCAGCGCATCATGGCAATGAGAATACATGTTTTTATCCGCTTTATCAGCATAACGCTCAAAACCAGAGACCTGCATCCGACGAAAACGATACCCGCCGTTAAAGCCTTTTCGAAGCGTTTTGCAGGATGGAGACAAAGCAAAAGCAGGTTTCTTGTCTCGCATTTGAGTCAAGAAATATCTGACACTCTCCCATCGAGATAGCGATGAATTCGTTGGGGCGGGGATGCAGCGAATACCTAGAGATAGAAGCTCCTCGAATACACTTCGTTCGTCAAATTGAGCGCGTTGTCTTCCGGCAGGATCGCCAACATGGGTGGCTTGGCATTCTTTGTACTTGCCACGCAATAAAGGGATGACGAATTCTTCCGCAAAGCTCCGAACGCCAATATTTTCACCAACGATTTCATCAAGAATCTGCACGCGCCCGGATAGCGAAATCTGACCAATAACCGCAGCCGGGGTTAGCCCCCAATCCCATCCAACGAATATTTCTCGGCGAGGAATGAGTTGCACATCGGCAACATGCAGAGAATCAGACCAAGAATTTTCGTAGATCGGCTTTCCATCGAGAACTGATCCGTATTCACCCATCAAATAGACCTTTATCCACTCTCTATCCTTGCCGCCGAGCTGCCTCGTCCAATAAGCGCCGCCCAAAGGCTGGTTGTCTATGTTCTCTGCGCTTGGGTTAAGCAGATATGCGCCATTTTTTTCTACAATTGCGCCAGGCTGACGAAAGAATCTCCATCCTTCTGGCCGATTCTCTTCGGCCATCTTGTACCACCAATGCGTGTCATCAGGCGGGTTCGTATCCATGATGACCCCAGACCAGGTAGGACCGCCGTCCATTTTCGCCGGATAACGTCCGACGCGACTTGTTACGGTATCAATAATAGTCTTGTCGAGTTCACGAGCTTCGTTAATCCAAGCCCCGGTCAGCTCCAACGACAGTAATTTCTTGACATCTTTAGGAAGATCAAGAGCAAGAAATAAAATCTCTAAATTGATTTTCGTGCCGTCCTCAAGAGGGGCTCGCAAACGTCCAGTAATAGGAGAAGAGTAATTGATTGGGCAGACATGATCAGGAAGCCAATCGGCCCATGTTTTAATTGTCGTTGATGTAAGTTCTGGGTACGTGTTTCGAATGACAGCCCATCGGCTTTTTCTTGTGCTAGATTCGTCTGGTAATTGACGCTTGGCGCGATGAATAATCTCCTGGACGCACATGACGGATTTCCCAGATCCAATCGGCCCCATGACACCGCGCACAAATGAATCATCATCAGCGTGGAAATCCGCTCCGGTTGGTTCCGCCGTGTAAATCCGCTTCATGTGGCCTACTTAGGTAGCCCGGCTAGGTTTTGCACGAGCGTAAATCCTTCGGCCTGCACCTTTGATTCAACGCGATCAGTCCACCCAAACCTATTTTTCATATTCAGCGCCCAGCGCTGATGGTGCATTTCTGGATGCCAGTCTGGCGACTCCCATTTCGCTTCTGACATAGCTAGCCCGCGCGCCATGGCTTCTGAAAAATCAGGATAATCTCTTTCCCATGCGTACAAAGAGTCCTTCCCAACCTCAAGAGTTGCCGCCAGTTGCGCGCGAGAACCACCCTCCCCAAGCACCTGAAGGGCAATCTCGCACATTTCCTCTCTATATTTCGTCGGCCTTCCCCTGCTCCCGCTCATAACATCAGAAAATCCGAATATCTGCACATGATAATTTTCTAATAAACTATACAGATCAAAAAGTCAATAGTTTTTTTCGTAAGGCACGAAAAAGCCCGCGCGAGGCGGGCCGGCTGGGTGCGATCCCTAGTGAAGAATTTTCATGATGTCTTCCTGTGCCATCCTCGCTGAGCACATCGCCAGATAAGCCCGCGCCTTCATATCATACTCAATCATTTTTATTTTCAATTCATAAAGTTCATATTCTAACCCAGTATCCAGATTTTCGATATTGATGGTGGCCGTACCATGTCCATTCTGGTCGCTCGTCACGATATACCCGTCGCCGACATGGGATACAGTTTCCCCGGACGGAACCCGATACCCGATCTTTGCAAATTGCACGAGGGTTTTCATTTTCTTGAAACCTTCTTCGATTTCCGCATCCTTCTCATCCACAGCCTTCTGAAGGAACTTATTTGCATTCCGCATTGCGATGGCCATGGCGACTAACAGCACGCCCATTACGATTGTGATGGCGACCGAGATATACGGCACCACTAATTCGAGTGTATCCATATTATTACTCCTATGGCTTCTTCAACGCAGCCTCAATCGCCGCGCCCATGCCGTTGTGTCGTATGGCCAGCGTATCAAGTCTGGCCACCGCATCGGGCGGCAACCAAACCGTGACCTTGCGCCAACCCTCTTCCTTGCGCTTAGCCTCCTGCCGACGCGTCGCCGCGAGGCGGGCGGCGCGGGAGGCAGGGGTGGTGGAGTTAGGAATCTTTGAGTTCACGAAAAATCGTATTCATTTTTGTCAGAATCATCAATGATTCCTCCGAATACTAAATAAGAAAACTCACTATCCCGTATTGCCTTTTCAATAACTAGCTCCGCTTCGCTAATTGATTTTCCATCTATCATATCAGAAGGAACGTCAATATCTGTTTTAAACCATTCAATTTCGTCGCCTCCGAAAAACTCATATACTTCAAAGCTTCCATGTGTTACTCGCTTACCAGTCAGAGCCTTTTTGTTGTTGTTGTAAACGAAAACCCAGCTACCCAAATCATTTTCTGAAATCTCAATTTTCATCTTCGTTCCCCTTCCTCTTAGGTCCGGCCCCATGCCTTATCTTGACTACAAGTATACGCGGGTATACTTACGATGCAAGGGGGTAGCGAAAATATTTTTCTAGTTGACATCCGGCTTACGCTACCGGCCGGCTGGAGCTGGATAGATCAACAAGAAATCTGGTAATCTTTTGAGACTTTCTGTTGATGCCCAAGCGAGACAATAGCGGCATTGACCCAGATTCTCCTGCCATCCTCAAGTCGTCTAATGTGCCCGCGCCGCAGGTGTTCTCTCGGGGAATTTCGGTAGCCTACAGAATGCTCTGAATTGTCCGAGTATCGCAGTGATTTGATTGTTAATATATGATAGTCGTTTGATAGACGATCATTTTTATTTTTGTTTTTAATGCTTGATCCGGTTATCCTTGTTTTTCTCTCAACAGCAACATTGCTACATGAGAGCGTGTTTAAAAAACATAGGATAACGCCTGCTTCGTCGGCATAATCAGAAAATTCAAATCCTCTTGACATCATATAATTTATATTGCTTGAGCCTATCCTTATAAGAACCCTGCCATCAACAAGCGGAGCATCCCTATTAAGATACATAGTGCTTGGAAACATCATCTCAGGCAGTGGTGCCCACATCCCTTCAAAAAAACATATTGGCATAAAGACAATTCCACGATCTATTTCTCTTACTATAATAACCCTTTTTAGTGATTCTGAGTGTCCAGGCTGAATATTTTCAGAATGCTCATGGCGATACTCAAGCGTAATAATTGGGTATGGCAATCTGAGTTCTTCTGTTTCATCAAGCGCGCGAAACTCCTTATCGTCATGAAGCCTTCCGCCAACAGGCAGTATAAACCTTTGCGCAGCCAGTATGTTTGTCAGCGCATGGCTTAAAACCTCTCTTGTTAATTCTGGACAATTACCAGATAGCGTCCTTGAAAACTGCTTTACGATTTGCTTGCAATAGTTTGTTGTTTCCGTTTTCATCGCCATATCGCCTATCATCAAGTCAAATGGTCCTAATCTTCAATAAAGGTTAATCCTGTACGATTTATCCTTAATCGCGCCTCTCACGGCGAATATACATTGAATATCGCTATGCCTTATTAGCCGATCAGCGCAAACTCCAACCGCTCGATACCCGTGTAAGCTAAGAATTAACATTTCGTTTTTTGTAAACCACCGCTGTAACTGAGGAACAGACATACAGCCGCATCCAAGAGATTCACCTGGAAGTCTATCTTTTGCAGGATCAAAGTCAGGCCATTCCTGAAAATAAGGAATCAAATTAGCGTGATCCGGTCTATCTATCACCCATTTTTTAGAAAATCCAGGTTTCCACGGCCCGCGTCCTGAACTGTCTTGAACCCTGTACACAATCATGACTTTAACCCATCCCAATATCTAGCCATCTTCGCAAGCATCATTGCTATTGACGGCATATCTGCTAGTTCTTCACTGAGTGCTTTGCAAACGAAAGCCGCATCAGTTGTCGAGAAATCCGGTGAATACCTAATCTTTCCGCGCAATGCCTTGATTTCGTCTTCGAGGCTATGCGCAGGCTCTTCATCAGAATTACTCGCGTCTTGCTTATTGGCTTCCCGATCTTCTATTTCTAGGCTTAGCAATATCGATTTCCCGGCATCGGTAATCGTCCATTGATATTCGTCATCGTTTTCGCAAAAACCGTATGCTTCGAGCCTGCTGAGCGCATGAGCGGCTTGAGTCCCGTCAATTCCACCAGATTGCGCAATCTCAAGTCGTTTCGCTGGACGGCCTAGTTTTGCAAGACCTTCCAGAGTTTTGCGTTGTTTTGGTGTTAGGCTTTTGATGTTCATTTAAAATTAGGCCAGAAATCAGGCAATATTATCTCCAACTGATTTTCATTGAAAATATGCAGCAACCCAGGAGGATTGTCGAATCGAAATACATACCGAGCCGACCCATCATCAGCGAGAAATGCGGCCTTAATTACTCCGGTCCCTTGATAGCTTCCGCCAACTTTGCGAACATGATCGCCAACCTTTAATTTGAAGTCGGTCATTTTTTTGCCTCGTAACAGGGGCAGTGATCGCGTAATTCGCGCCGCCGGTTAATAAATCCTAAAGAAACATGAAAGACCATGCTCATGCTTTATGGAATAACAGGGCTCTTGACGTTGTAAGTGCATTCTCCGTCTCCAGACGGGTGAAGCTTCCCAGCAGGTGTGCGTCTCCAATCAGCATATTTACAGCCTGTGCAGTTTTTCATCAGGATTTTCCGCGAGAAACCTCGGCCTTTAGGCCGGGGAGG